TTTCAGTGGCTACAGCACTTGGTTTACCCTCATAAAGCTCAGGAAATCTTTGGCTCATTCGCTTATCAATTTCCTCGTAATACTGATCACTGTTAGGATTAACTCCTTCAACTTTGATTAATCTCTCATGGATACCATAAGCATAACCTGTTGCTTCAGGATAATCAGGATTACTAAACCATTTATTATCTTGCAACCATTTTACTTGCCTACTATCTAAGGCTTGTTGTGGTGGTTGCTGAGGTTGTTGAACAGGTTGCTGTGCTTGTTGTTGTATTGCTTCCTGTTGCTGTTGGTAATAATTTAGCTTTTCTGTAGCAGATTTTAAATCAACTTGTGCTGCAAGTATCTTTTCATTTGCTGCTAACATAGCATCGCTATTACCAGCTTCATAAGCCTCTTTAAACTCAGCTTTAGCCTTCTCTAACTCAGCCGTTGACTTAGCAGAGATTTGCCCTAAAAGAGCCTCTTCACCTTTATTAATTAAAGCTGATAGCCTTTTATTTTCCCCTTGAATCTTCTGAGCATAATTAACAGCTTCTTCTCGTAAACGATCTGATGCTTCTTTAGCTCGTCTTTCTTCGTGGTACTCATACTTGAGTTTATCAATTCGCTTTTGAACTTTATCGTTAATACCCTCTATTTCTTCTTCTACATCATTCTTTGTAGTTTCTACTTTAGGGGGCTTACGATCTTCGGGTGGTCTATCGTCAATGACTTCCACCTCGACTTCTTCATTTTTGTTTTCTGTTGAGTCATCTTTGCTTTTACCGATTTGATGTTTGACTCCAAAAAACTTTTCTTCTTTAGAAGTTTCTACAGGTTGTTCTACCTGTTCAACTTCTTGATTTGCGGTATTATTTTCAGACATATTAAATTACCTTTACTATTCCTCTTGGGTCTTGAACAACAGCTTCTACACTGTCGTCATTAATTAAACGAAATTCTTTTCCATGCACCATAAATCTAGTGCCTGAATAAGAACGCATAATAATCCAATCGCCCTTTTCACAATAAGGACCATTTGGAAATCTGTTCTTATCTTGATAACAATCATCACCCATTTCTAAAACAAACCCAACGATAGAACCAACTTCTTCCACTCTACGAGTTTCAGATGCTTTAATAATTCCACCTTTGGTAGTTTCTTCTATATCGGGTAATGCGATTAGAATTTTGTAACCCTTTGGAACAGGGAGTTGTTTAGCTTTGTCTGTTGCTTCAACCTCTTTGGGTTGAGTATCCTTTGCAGGTTCTGTCATGTTTTCTCCTTTGCACTAGATTAAGGTCTAGGTCCTTGCGTCAGTTTTGACGATTTACTATTTCTAGTAGATCGAGTATATCTCTTTCTACTAAGGCAAGTCCAGATATCACACCTGTTAGATATCTGTATTCCTCAAAATTTTTACATCCACCGCCAGATAAATGATCAGCATGTTCATTCATATGCTCACGAATCTTCTGTTGTATAGCTTCTACTATATTTTCAGTTGATCCACTCACTCATCTTCCAGTAATGTTTCTGCTATATCTCTACCTATCTTAGCACCTTCTATTTGCTCTTTGCTAGATATTTTTTTATTTTCTGTAGCAGCTTTTAATCCGATGTTAGCACCCGCTATGCGTTCTTGTGAAGCAATTCTTTCTTTTTCTACTTCATTAGTTGCTTTAGCTTTTTCTAAATCAAGAGCCAGTCTTTCAGCATCAGCTTTCATTTTTCTTTGTACTTCAGCTTGTCTGATATCTAGTTCTCTTTCTCTTTGTTGTAATACAGGGTCCTCTAACTGTTCTCTTATTTCTTCTTGTCTTTCATCTGCTTGACTTGAAGCTAATACTCTTTCAGCAGCTTCAGATACAAGTTCTGATAAACGCAGTTCAATATCTTCTGGTAGCGGTTCATCAGGTGGTGGTAGCGGTGCACCAAGTTGTTTTTCAATTTCTTTACGATATTGAAACGCTATATGTTCTGTCACATGCTCTGTGAAGGCAGCTAAGATAGAGTTAGCATTAGGGCTTTGTCCTACCATTTCTCTCATCTTAGGATCGTTCATAGCAGCCATATGCACTTTAATGTGTGCTTCGTGATCCTGATACATAAACGCTTTAACAGGTTTTCTGTTTAATAAGTTCATGTTTTCTGATACTGGATCAGTTGGTGCTATCTCAGTTTCAAGCGGTACAATCTTATCTGCATCTCTAATGCCTAATACATCCAACATCTGTCTATGGAGTTCTTCCATGTTATACATCTGCGGTGCTTGTTGTGATAGCTGTAGTGCAGCTTGATACTGCATAATCTTTTGTGCTTTTGTGGAAGCATTAGGATCAGATACAGGAATTACATCAACCCTGCCATCAAAATCCTCTTTAATTAATTCTTTACCCTTAATGTTATAAGGATACTCTGTAGGTCCATAATCAAAAATAATCTTAGATAAAATTCTAAGTTCATGCTTCATGGAGTTATGAATCCTGCTTTGTACTGATCCTATAACTTTCAGTGATCTTTCTAACAATGCGAGTGTGGTGCCGACTGGAGCTTGGTTATTCATGTCTGAAACTTTCATATCAGCCAATGAAGCAAACCTTCTACCTTCTTCAACTAAATTTTGAAGCAGGGAGTATAATGTCGTAGAAGGCTCTTTGTAGGGGAGAAAGGTAATATTATCCTTTATCGCACCACCCGGCACATCCACATCACGAAACTCTCCGGGCATGATAGGTGTATCATCGCCCTTAATTCTTAAACCTCTTGATTTTAAACCACCCGGCAGGTTAGATAATGTACCTGCATCAACAAGTTGTCTTAATAAACTTGTAGCTGATTTAGCTATGCCACCAATTAAATGTATTAAACCAAACCCATAGAATCCCATTCCGGGTAGGTATTGATAGTGAACAAAGTGTTGTCTGCGTTTCTTCAAAGGATCATCTTCAATGTAGTTCCTTCGTATCGCTAATATCTTGCCTGATTGATAATCTAAGGTAACAACATAAGGTAATGCTATGCCTGTGACTTGTCCGTCTTTTCTATCTTCAAAACCTTTCAGGTCTAAATCTACCATCATTTCTAAAATGGTATGACGATTATCATTCTCGTATGACTGTCTTTCGCCTGTTAGTTCGTTGTACTTTGACTGAATCTTAGTTAAATCATCTGAAGGTTCTTGTAAATCTACATCTCTGTAAAACCCTATAACCTGTAGCTTTTTAATATCATTCGTGCTTTTCTTCATTATGTGAGTAGCACGATCACAGGTTGTTAAATCAGATGCACCATAACTAACAACAAAATCTTCTGCTGGAACAAACATACTTGCAGGTCTGTCTAGCATAGGATCAAAATAAATCTTTCTAAAAGCAGAACCTGCTAACGGAAGATTAAATAAAAGTTTTTCTGTCTCAGTGCGATACTCTGACATTTTATCTGTCAGTAAGTAATTAAGATAATCTTTAACTCTAACAGATTGATCCTGACTCTCTTGGTCTATCTGACCTACAATCCTGACATCTACAGGACCTTTAGCTGGAAATAACTCAGTTATAGTTTCAGCTTGGAATCTAACCACAGACTCTGTTAGTAATGGGTGGAATACACCACAAGCACCCTGCCAAGGCAAAGTTCTTTCTTCTATCTTTAGCCCTAGTTGGTCTAAGCCTTTAGTGTAAGTATCTTCCCAATCTTTGCGTGATTCTTTATCAGAATTAAAATACTGTATTAGCTCTGAGGCTAATCCTTCTAGTTCATCGTCTTGCATGAACTCAGCTATGTTGTCGCCAAAGTTTGGGGTGCCTAACTCAGCACCTTCTTCAAAATCTATAATCATCCCCCCATCTTCAGTCAGTAATGCGACCTCATCAGGGTTAGTTACTATAACTTCTAAAGGAGAATCCTTAACTATCTTGTCTGGGGTTTTTAATGGTTTTTCTGCCATTCAATCTCCTAATAATAATTCGCTTCTCTTGGGGGTAAATCTTCGTCTGGCTCGTCAGAGTCTAAACCAATAAACCCACCTTGTCTAAATCTAATCAATGCTTGTGTAGATGAATCCACTAAATCGTCATGGTCACCAGACGGGAAAGAAGCAAACTCTTCGATCACTTCTTCTGCAAACTTCCTTTCTGGTGCCCATACGATGCCTGAGGCAAACAAATCAGCGACAGCATTAACCCTAGCTATTTTATCATTTCCTCTGCTTGGGGTGTACTCTGAAACAGGAATACCCATTTGTCTTAGTTCAAATATTAAAGGCATACCTGCTGCTTTGGCTTCAACAATAAATGCTTCTGGTTGCCATAGCTGATACATATCAAATGCTTTTTTCTTTAGTTCAGGAAACTCCAATCTATCCTTGTAAGCATCTAATAGTATTACTTGGGGTTGTGTTACCCCCGTATCGTCTGGTTGATAGAAAACACCCCATGTCGTACAAGCTGAGTAGTCTGAACGCTGTGTTTTTAAAAACGCAGTATCCCATGACTGTATAACAAAGTCGCACTGTGGGGGATTGTCGTACTCCCAAACACGCCACCATTCTCTTTTGATGATGGCTGATTCTTCTGCGGTAGGGTTCTGCTGATATTGAGCAGACCATTTAGCTAAAGGCAGTTCTGCTCTTAGCTTTTCTAATTCTTTAATATCCCAAAACTCTTGCCACAAACTTTTACCTGAGGGCAAGATAGCAGGGAACTCTATAACTTCCCATTCATCAGAGCCGTCTCGTTGTGCAGAGGCTTTAAGTATTTGTCCTGTTAAATCTCGTTTATGCCACCGAGTCATCACAATAATAATGGCACCACCGGGCTGTAAACGCTGTCGTGGTCCAGAAGTATAGTATTCATAGACCTTATCAAAGACAGAGGCATCGTTGCTTTGTCCTTCTTGTTCAGAGTGTGGATCATCTATGATTAACAAATCCGCACCTTTACCAGTCACAGCACCGCCAACACCAATCGCAAAGTATTCTCCGCCCTTATTGGTATTCCAACGACCTGCTGCTTTAGAATCGGATTGCAGTCCTACATCGGTAAAAACTTTCTTGTAATCTTCTGAACCCACAAGGTTTCTAACCTTACGACCAAACCCCACAGCTAATTCTGCTGTATGAGCTACCTGAATGATCTTCTTCTCAGGGAAACATCCTAGAAACCATGCAGGTAATAAATATGAGGCAAACTCAGACTTCGTATGACGAGGGGGCATATTAATGATCAGACGCTTTAATTTACCTTCCTTAACTCTATTAAAAGCATCAGACATAATCTTATGGTGATGTCCTTCAATAAAAGCAACCCACATCTGTTTAACAAACGAAAGGAAGTCATCTTTACAACCCTCTTTCATTTTAGCCTTCTCGTAGTCAGAGAGCAGTTCTAAGAGCATCTTCTGTTGCTCTACGGGTAATTGGCTTAGTTTGCTTAAATCAAACAATGGTGGCACCTCATCTAAACAGAGAAATATACATAAGTGTAAGGAGTATGTATGAGGTATGACAAGATGCCACAAACCTTTCCTAGTATTAAACTAGGTAGTATTAAACTATATAAACTAAAACTTAGTTTTAAACTAGCTAGTTGAATACTAGTTGATCTGCCGATAGCTCTCCCTATTATGTGCATACTTTCACATCTTCACTTGTTCGTCAACATTTATTTCAACTTTTTTGAAGGGGCTTCTTCTTGTGCTCATCACAGTACGCCATTTATTCGGTTGCATAGTAACCCACCCATTATCTTCTAATCTCTTTAACATAGCGTGTACTGTGCTCTTAGAGGATATTCCTAGTGTGTAAGCTAAAGCGTCTAGTGATGGTCCACAATTAAACTCTTCCCAGTATGCTTCTATCGCTTCTAATAACTTTAATTGTTTCTCTGTCATAGTATATATGTATGGGGTATATGGGACCCACGAACATTATACGAACATTCTAAAAAAAAAGCCAATCCTAAGTTAGTCGGAAAAGAAAAAAGGGGGTACCCCTATGAAAATTATGAAATTATATGTGCAAAATAGTATGTACCCCATAGTCAGACAAAAAATTTATACGGGGGGATAGGGGGGAGTGGGGGTTATATATAGTGCGTTCTTGCGTGATAGTGAGTACTTACTTTTTATAA